TTCTTGGAGGATTTTACAAGAAGACTTTTACAAGGAGCTTTTGATAGAACGCAACAGCCGTTGCCTGGAGGTATACCTAAACAAGAGATTGTTGGTATGCAGCCATTACAAACTGGCTCTATTGCGGAGATGGCTAAATCATTTGGTTTAGATCCAACTACAGGACAAAGAACAGGTGTAGCGTCTTTTGAACCAGCTTTTAAAGAAGCGCAAGACGCAGTAAGAGCAGGTGTACAAACTACGACGATGGGCATACCATCATTACAAGCAGCTCAAGCTCAGTTTGATCCGAGCACTAGTAATTATCAACAGTTTTTTGATCAGTATAAACAAGATGTCACAAATGAAGCATTAAAACAAATGGATCAGCAAGCAGCTATTGCTCAACAAAATTTAGCAACGCAAGCGCAAAAAGCTGGAGCTTTTGGTGGATCAAGAATGGGTGTGCAAGAAGCAGAGCTGGCAAAAAATTTACAAGACATCAAATCAAGAAGAATATTTCAAGACTTGTCACAAAACTTCCAACAAGCTCAAGCCAAGGCAATGAATACGTTTGAATCAGCGGCACAGAGAAGATTAAAAGCTGCACCACAGTTTGCAAATGTAGGACGTTTTCAAGCAGGTATTGGTGCTCAAGGAGCAGGATTAGCAGCAAATCAATTTGGTTTAGAGCAAAGAGGATTAGGAGCTTTATTTGGTATTGGCCAACAGCAACAAGCTTTAAAACAAGCTGAAGCTGCTGAACAATTTAGACAAGACCAAGAAACGCAACAAGAAGGTTTAAAACGACTAGGATTCTTTAGTGATATACTAAGAGGTGTTCCTTCATCTGGTCAAGCACTAACAATGCAACAGCCTACGTTTACTAATCCTTTACTTGGTGCGCTTGGTTTAGGTCTTGGTACGTTTAATATATTTGGAGGAGACAATGCTGGTGCAGGCTTTGATCTAATTAATTAATGGTAACAAATTACGAAACAATTTATGGAGATCCAATAGACATTGATGAAGAACAAAATGTTCCAGCAGGAGCAGCTTTTCCGTCACAATTAACTTTTGGCATACCTGAAAAACCAATACAAACACCTGTAAATGCATTAGATTATTATTTACCATTTTTACTTGATGAAGAATCACACCTTAAAAAATTTGCTACTCCTGGTTTAACAGATGCACAAATAGACGAGTTATATAAACCTGCTGATTTTAAAAGTGAGAGAAGAGGAGCACTAGCTAAATTTGGTTTTGGATTACTCAGACCTACACCGATGGGTCGTATAGGCGATACACTAGCAGCCTCAGGTGCACAGCTATCTGCAGACATGAGTGCGATAAACACAGCGCAAAAACAAAATGCACAGCAAATGGCTCAAGCAAAAGTTACTGCTAAGTTGCAACGTGACGCGCAAGCAATAACGGATAGAAAATTTATATTTGATTCTAACAGATCTTTGTTCATGGATATTGCAAACAAAAATTACATGGCTGATTTAAAAGCCAATGAAAATGAAATGGAAGTTTTCAATCAAATGATGAAAACTGCTAAATCTAAATTTTTGGATCATGGTTTAGAAGTAACAACGCCAAAACAAATAACAGTTGCTAGAGTGCAAGAGGATGGCAGTTTAGGTAATGTTTTTACAGCGTTCACTGTTCAACAAGATTTAGGTGACGGAAGGTTTTCTGCACCACAATTTTACAGATCTACAAATGAAATAGGAACGGACGGCATGCCTATTATGGAGCTCATAACAGATCCAGCTAATATTGTTGAGGTTCCTGTAAGCATGACTGGTAGTAAATCAGATTTCGGCAGTTCAAGCGGTATGACTACGTTTAGAGACATTTTATCTAGCATACAAACAACTGACAGAGCTTTGTTAACACTTGATGAGCTAGAACAATCTTTTAGAGAAGATCCATCTCGTGCTGGTTTCGTGGCTGGTATTAGAGGTAGATTTCAAACATACGCACAAATATTTAGTGATTTATATAACTCACAATTTAATGAATTTTTTTCTGACAACGACCTTGTACAGTTTAATAATCAAGAAAATTTAAAATATGAAACAGGTCAGTTTAAAGGTGAAAAGATGGACAAGTTTCAAAATTTGGCAACATCAATAAACTTATATTTACAAGATCCTCAAACACAAGAGGACATTAAAAATGGTGTTATCAGTGAAAATGATTTAGCAGCTTTGCAATCCGCTAATACTGTTTTTGGACAACTAGCAGCTCAGGGTTACGCGCAAATGAAAATAGAAGCTAGAGGCGGTAACAATTTATTTGGTGATCCTTTGTTTGAAGGAACAAATGGTAGAAGTGCAGAACAAGAAAAAAACTTAATATTTAAAAAGTTAAGGCTGTTTGATACAGAACTTCCTGCAAACCAAGTTAGAGCCAACGCTATTATATACGCAATAGCGAGAGCTCGTAAATCATCTGGAAGATTAAACTTAGATGATATTGAACGTGCAGCAAAAGACTTAAACATATACGGTGATTCATCTGCTGACGTTATTGCTAAGATTGGTGTGCTAAGAACACAACTAATCAGAAGTAGAAATGATAATCTAGGCATGATTCAATTAATGTATGGATCTGGTAAAGATAATTTTTATGATAAACTATTAGAACAAGGTTATGCTACTTATGATAGATCAAAAACTTTAGGATACGTTACTAATCCTAAATCAGATTACTACATACCTGGTGAAGCTACAGCTCCAGGTGCAGTAACATTTGATTACAGCATTGGAGTAAACTAATGCCTGCAGTAGTTTTTGAATATGATTTATCACAGCACGGTATAGATAAAAAGGTAAGGTTACAAGTCCCTGACATGATTGACGGTCAAGGAACAGATGGTTTTCCAAGAAACGCTGAAGAACAAAAAGCATTACAACAAATTATCTTAACAGAGTTACAAAAAACTCAAGGTGATACCATAGCTGGTGCTGTTGAGTTAGGTAACGCAAGACAAGAACTTATTAATGATCCAATTGGTACAATGATAAAAAATAAAGCAAAAAATGCATATGATAGCTCGGCTGGACCAGGAATAAATATAGGAACAACACTAGGTGAAATTGCTGAGATTTTCCCAGGCGGTAAATCACCTGAACCAGGTAAAATGATAGAAGGTATAATCAATTCTGGAGCTGCTTTATTATCAGGAGCTGGTGAACCTAAACAAATTATAACAGACATTGGTGTTATTGGTACAGACATGGCAATCGCCGCTAATTTA